CTGGCTGATAGGTGTAAATCTGGCTTGGCAGGGTTTGCGCCAAGGTGCGAATTACACCCCGAACGCCGGTAGGCGAGCAATGCTACGCGGCGCTGAAGCTTGGGTAGGCGGAGAAGGTTGATAGCAAACCCCTGTCATCCTCACAGGAATAGGAAGGAGAAGAGAGGGAGAAGGTAATGGGAGGTGGTGAATGGCAGGTCAGTGACTGGGTGGTGGGTGGTGGGTGGTGAACATGCCTTGGTCCAGGTCACTGTCATCACTTTGACTACACCACCAACCCCACCACCACACACAGCCCCACCAACACTACCGATAACCATGCTCTTAGCTCTCTCTTGGGAGGTGGGTAGGGTTTATCTCAGCCACCAGTCAGTCGCCGCAAGTCTAGGCCACACAAAGACTTCCGCTGACAGGCATGGCAGGTGAATGGGACGGAGAAGAGGAGGGGGGAGGCCCCTGGGGGCGGCCTGACTGACTGAGATTACCTAACCGGAGTCTGTTGAAAAATCCCATAGCCCCCTCCCGGACTCTGTTCAAAAATCCCATAGGGGGCCTAAAGATGGGCCTGCTAGGGGCCTCAGAACCAGGCCAGTTGGGCATGAAACCTGCGCGTCCTATCCTCACAGGAAAGAACGTGTGGAGTACAATATGTATTGGTGTGGAGACACTTATTGGTTCGTGTGGAGGGTATTGGAATGGGCAGGCCAAAGCAGCCAGCAGGGACGCAAAAGACCTGGGACATGCACATCCGCTTTGACCCCAATCTCAAGGCCGTGGTTCAGCAGGTGATGATCGAGAACCGCTGCTCGACGCCTTCGGAGTTGATGCGGGTTTTGTTGGAGCGGGAGTGCCGGCGAGTGACAGAGGCACCTGAGCAGTTCAAGCTGAACTTCTAGCCGTCATTCACCTCGCCGCACCAGTCCTCTGCGGTCTCATCGCAGAGGAGAGTGACGGTCAGGTCTTCGTAGTAGCCTGGTCCATATCGGCCGCTCTCCTTCACGAAGGCGGGTCTGGCGAGGTCGATGGCCAGCGTCTCGTTCTTGGTACCAGAACCCGAAGGGCGGCTGACGTAGCCTAGGACGTGCAGCCTGGAATCGCCAATTTCCAGCCTCTCCCACGAACGACAAGCTTATTGGTTGGCGAACTGCTCCGCCAGCTTCTCCCTGGCCTGCTCGGCGATCCGCTGCAAGACGCTCCGCACCGTCACGGGCAGGTACAACTTCTCCTGCTCGTGATCTTGCAGAAGCCGCTCGATCGCCTGGAAGTCGATGTATGAGAGGTTGATGGTCACTTCTTCTTCGCCTTTTTCTTTGAGCAGAACTTACCGCTCGCCTTGTCGGCCGCACACCCCGCGAGAAAGTCACGTCGGTTCATTGGTCTTGACGGTCGCCTTCCCGAATCCAAAGGTGAGGATTCAACTCGTGGCATCGCTGGATAAATTTACGGCAGAGGCCGGCGAGAGAGCCGTGGCAGGGATGCGGGTCGTAGCCGGCGGATTGCGGGTCGTTATGCGTTAGCAGTCTCCGCTCTTCGTCCCGCAGCAGGTCCTGAAGCACGTCAGTCGGGACGGCGGCCAGAAAATTCACGCACGCCACGACCCGTTCCATGTCGGCCTTGGACAACGGCAGGGCGAGCCTGGCTCCCAAGGTGGCCTCAAAATCCTCGTCCGATTTGTCGTCAGCCAGCAACTGGTCGCCGGCCCAGACTTCGTAAGTGGCGTCGTGCTCATCAACGCGGTGCGGCGTCTTTATCAGCCACGGCTCAGGACTGTGGTTCATGTCATCACCCAACAGGTCACAATGGTCCACCGGCCGCAGGAGGAAATGTCCGGCGGCTTCACTAAGATCACCAGGCCAGCCTCTTTGTGGTAGCGGTACTTGCAGCCCCGCTGGAGCTTCTTATGGGGGCGGAGCCGCCTGGGGTAGGGCACCGACTCCTGATAGGCCAGCACCAGGAGGTCGTGGGCTTCCTTGCTGGTGACGCCGCTGTCGAACCGCTCCTGGAAGCGATCAATCGCGTGCCGGGTCACGTTCATCCTGAACGACCTCTCTTGCTGACGCTGAAGGACCCTGGCCTTTTCCTCGGAGATGCGGGCCAGGTTACGGGCCTTGAGGTCCACCCGATCCGCCGGGTGTTGTGTCGTCAGACTGTCCCAGGTGCGCATCATGTTTTATGATCCTGGCTATGGATAAGACCCTCAAGGAACGAGTGATTCTCCGGACCAGCATCGAACTCAAGGTCCTACTCCGCCAGCGGGCCAAGCTCCGAGGCTTGAGTGTCGGGGAGTACATCCGCCAGGTGCTCAACAAAGCTGTCCGGCTGGACTGGGGCTTTGCGGCCGAGGATGGAGATGGCCAGGAGCACGTCTGAGTCGGAGAGCCCATTGCCATCCGTCTGCACGCCCGGCCGCCCACCAAAGGCCCGTGGATCGTCATCCAGGATGCAGTAGCTCTCTAGGCCCTCCAGCTCCCGCACGTAATCGGCGATCTGCCAGAAGCGATCCTCCCGCTCATCCTCCGGCTCCTGCCTAGTGATCCCCACCAGCTTGCCGCGGAATCCGTGCGTGCGGAGCAGGAGATCGAACCCGAATAGGCTCATGTGCCCCTCGTGGACTAGATTCCGCCAAGAGGATGACAGAACCACCTCCGCCCCAGTGGCGAAGACGATCTGGTTCAGGCGGGCCACGCAGTCGGGAAGGAAATGGTCGTTCCGTCTCTCCTCCCAGGAGTTCAGTACCCCATCAATGTCGAGAAAGATCAGCTTCATAGATCGCCCTCTCTAGCCTGTCGTTGAGTTCCCGCACCGGCAGCTCCCAATGAGCCAGCCGCTCTTTGTAGCATTCCCGCCTGATCTTCCCTCGTCGGATTAAGGACTCGTGGACGAACTGCCAGTACTTGGAGCCGTAGGCGGAGTAGAAGCCGACGAGGTGGTAGGTGCAGCTGACGGTGGTGGGCTCGCCGTTTTCGAGGCGGGAGCATTCACAGTCGAAGAAGCGGTTGTGGTAGGGACCGCCGACGAGCCGGACGAGCATGGGCCACCTCCCTTTAGCCTGTCTAGGACGTATTTTACAAACGAGTCCACCCCATAGGGGTAAGCCAGCCCTTGCCACTCCCCGCACCAATCGTCGTGTTTGATTCCTGGGAAGCGATTAGAAGTCGAGTCTTTTGCCCGGCGGCGACACTCCCCATTAGCTGATCTCGATAGCATCTCTCCGCTTTTTGGGTCAAAGGAGGCGAAGTGAGATGTTTGATGCCAGAAAATACATGTCTCACACGTCGGTCGTTCCATACTCAACTCCTTATGCGCATTGTCACTTCAGTGTCGCTGGTAATCCGCAGCAGCTTGAACGCCCGCCGCAGCGACTCAGCAAATTCAGCCGCCTGTTCCTCTGAGGTGAAGACCTCCCATTCCCGCCGAACGTCGGAGGAGAAGGGTCCGTCACGCCCCTTCCACTCCACCTCCCAGAGCTGAACCGCCTCGACCTCCTTCGTCGCGTTCGTCAACGGAACTTCCTTCACTTTCTTCCTGAACCACATCTCCTGTCTCCTGGGGAAAGAGCTTGGCTTTGTACTCGTTCTTGATCTGGGCCGGGCTGATCTCGTTAAGGTCGCACCTGCCTCGTTCGCACCAGCCTCGGAAGAAGCAATAGGCGTCAATCGCCTCCTTGGCCTTGCCTTTGTATTTGGCTATCGGTGGCCGTCCGGCGATCGTCCAGTCGTCCTGCATCCGATTGCTGATCTGGCTCCATGACCAGCCCTTCTCATCTCGCCAGCGGCAAACATCCTCCAGCAGGGTCTCGGCTCCAGGGGCCAGGAGAAGATAATTCTCGCCAATCACCTCACAGAACCAAGGCACCGGCTTGCCGTTGTGGAACCTCCTGGCCGGCTTGGCCGCCTGAGCCTTCTTCACCGCCGGCTTCTGCCACAACCCGCTTACCTCGGAGGATAGTGTCATGGCTTCCAGAACCATCCGGCCGGGAGTGCTCCAGCAGTCTAGGGGCGTGCCCCAGAACTCGCACAGATGCAGATGTATCCCCCGCTCATAGAAATACCGGAGCGTGGCCAGGAAATCCTCCAGGCTGACCGAGATTCGGTCGGCCGAGTACACGATTAGATGATCTTCGGGCTGGAGCTTCTTGAGGAGCTGCTGGCCGACGTGACGCCGGGCAAGGGTGCCGTGCTGGCCACGCTCGGATGGATGCTCAACGAATATGTTGGCCATCGCAGGGAATCTCCGAGACTGGCGGTAATGTGAGAGCACATCACCATCCGCAGCATCCTGGTAGTACCCATAGACCTTCGGCTCATAGCCCGGCTTGGAATAGAACCGCTGTCTCATTTGCGCCTCGTGTACAGAACCTCGCCCTGCCGAGCACAGGGAATCCTGGCATATGACAACTCATGGGTCGGCAGCAGCATCCGCTCGATCTCCAGACGGATGTACTCCTGATGGAACTCGGCGTAAATGTAGGGAATGATGCCGAGAAAGTCTGGATCAATCCTCTGAAGGATCAGCAACTCCACGCCCTCGACATCCAGTTTCAGCACATCCGGACTGCACTTCGTAAGCACATCCTTGATGTCCACCACCTCTACCAATTGGCAGGCCGTGGCCTCTTGGCCGTCTCGTCCGGTTCCCGTGCAGAGCGACGAGGCCACTGAGCCGATCTCGCTGTAGTACAGAGGCAGCGTCCCGGAGGAATCGCTGACCGCCTGGGCATGGACCTCAACTGGGACGCCGTTGTGCTCGCAGTTCTCCCGGCACAGCTCGGCCAGGTCGGGCTGGGGCTCGTAGGCCACGATCTTCGCCTCCGGCCAGCGGATACCAGCCATTAGAGTGAACTCCCCGGCGTGCGCCCCCAAGTCCACCACGCACCGCACCAGCCAGTCGTTCTTGGGCGGCAGTGGATACGACCGACCCTCGATGATGTCCTGGGCACAAGAGAGGTAGATGTCGCCGTCCGGGACCCGCATGGTCCGGGGGCCATTGAACTCGAAATTAATCAACTGCACGTCCGAAGTCCTGTCTGGTACGTGACTTAACTCAAACCACCCGGAAGACGTAAAAGTAACACGCGCGTGTGTGTTTTACTTCTTATGGGGGGTGCTACTTGGCGTAGCGTTTGGACATGTGGCCGCTGATCTTCTTGGCCGCTGACTTATGGATCAGGCTGTGGCGGGCGTCGTAGCCCGGACCGACCGGATCACTCTTGTGGTGCTTGTTGTAGGTGGCCGCCGCGATTCGCTTGGCCTCTTTCAGCGGCTTACCGCGTTTGAGATACGACTCTTTGATCCGTTCATACTGGGCTGGCATACGACTCTCCGTAGTGACAAGGCATCCTCCCACCCGATCTCCACCTGCCGGAAATTATGCAGGTTGGCGTAATGGTGGGTGCTGCCATCATCATGCACCAAAGTCGTGATCCCGGAAACCTCGCTCCGCGTGAACGGCACCCGGATCAAGGTGCCCGTCCCATCGTCCAGTGAGCCGTTGAAGTTCATCGGCTTCGCCATACTCCATATCCTCCATAGCTTGACGAGAGATTCAGACAGGTGTATGAATGCCCATAACCCCAGTTAGGTACGGCTCTTCTTCCAAGGACGGAACATGCCCGCTGATACCCAGGACCTCCCTGACTTCGATGAAGTGGTCGCTGCCGGCCAGGCGGTAGAGGACCAGACTGCCCCCGAAGTTCCCGTTGCCGAGACGCCGGAGACACCCGAGGAGCCGGTCGTCAACCCGCTCTTCGAGGAAGCGAAAGCAGCCGGCCTGGAGTTTGGGGAGGACATCACCGATTCGGACGCTCTGGCCCGGTTCCTTCTGAGTCAGTACAGCCAGCAACGGCCGTATGCCGAATATGGGTGGTCAGCGCTTACCCAAGGCCAGGCCAACCCCAACGCCCACCAGGAAGCCGCCGAACCAGAACCCGACGTTGAGCAGCAGTTCGACGAACATAAGTTCTTCTCCGAGGCCTGGAATGTACCACAGCTCTCGCCCGGTGCCCAATGGGCCCTGAAGCACGGGCTGTTCCAGGAAGGCAAGGGAGGTTTGCTAGAGCCGGCAGAGGGCCTAGAGCAGGCCGCCATGCCGTACCTCAAAGAGGTCAATGACTACCAGCGGTCGCGGGCCAGTCTGCACGAGAAGTTCGCCGAGAACCCGGTCCAGTTCATGGCCGAGAAGCTCCTGCCCTACTTCCAGCACAAACTCTCCAGCCAGTTCCAGGAGCTGAGCCAGCAGAGCGTGCAGACCTACGAGCAGCAGAGCTTCGTGGACAAGTTCAAGACCGAGCACGGCAGCTGGCTCTACAACCAGCAGGGCCAGTTCACGCCCCACGGCAACCAGTTCAACTCAATCGTCTCCAAGTACCTGGAGAAGGGCCTCGACATCCAGGAGGCCACGGAGATCGCCCTCAAGTTTTTGCCGCCGCCCGCTGCAACAACCAAGAAGGAAGGTGATCCTAAATCGTCCCAGTCGCCAGCAGCGGGGGCGGCTCACAAACAGGAAACCAAGGACGGAGCCAAGGAAGGCGAACGGCAGCGGGATGAGCACGGACGCTATTTGCCGGCAGGGAAGCCGGCTCCCGCTCCCAAGAAAGAGCCGTCCTTTATCGAGAACGCCAAGCGGCGAGCGATGGCCAGCCACGCCGCCGTCGGCGCGACTCCCGAGAACACCGTGGTCGCCAGCGAGGGCGACCTCGATTCCATGTGGACCTCCGCCTGGAACGCCCACGCCGGAGCCAATTAACTGCCGCGGCCCGAACTTAATCGGGAGGGCCGGGGCCTAACGCAAGGATGCGGAAATGTCCGATGAATGGCTGGGTGTAATCAACACCACAAAGCCCTACTACATGAAGGGTGCGTCGGACCTCACGATCCGCCGCCGGCTCTTTCTCTCCATGCTCCGTAAGAAGGGGCGGATCACGTACAACAACAGCGGCTACGAGAACCGCTGGCAGGTCGAGTTCAGCCAACCCACCATGTATCAGCATGGCGATGGCTCGATGATCGACTTCACCAACCACGACGCCTTCCGCCAGCTGGTCACGCCCTGGGCTGGCTACGTGGCGTCGGACTCGATCACCATGAAGCAGCGGGAGATGAACAAGGGGGCCGAGGCCCTGATCAACTTGTTCAAGACCAAGCAGTCCCGCCTGATGAAAAAGCTCCAGATGGGCATGGCCGGCGAGATGTATCGCGCTGGTGGCACGTCGGGCCGCGAGAACGCCATTCAGGGCCTGGAGACGTTCCTCACCGAACGCACCACGCCCGGAGCCGCCGATCGCATCGCCGAGCCTGGTGCGACCTACGGCGGTCTTAACACCAACCTGGCCGACCAGGGCGGCTCGTGGTCGAGTGCCCTCTCGACCAGCAACAATGCCACCTTGGCCAACGACTGGCCGGACGGTCAGGGCGATGTCGAGTACGACTACCTGGCCCCCAAGCTGGTCAACTGGTCGAGCACCGGCTGGAACACCGGCGCGACCGACTGGGAGACCAACTGCTGGCGGGTGATCGGCCAGACCATTACCTGGCTGACCATCCAAGGCGGCGACGAAGGGATGCCGGAAATCTGCGTCCTGGCCTCCAACCTCTTCCAAGGTTACAAGAACCACGAAGAGGCTGTCCGCCGGATCAATATCCCGCACAAGACTGCCAACGATCTGGGCTTCGAGGGCAACGTCCTCAACCAGGACGGCTGTGCGATCAGTGCCGACTTCGACTGCCCGGCCAACACCGGCTACATGATCAACACCAGCACGGTGGAGATCGCCAGCCTGATGCCCGAGCTGTTCTGGATGAAGGGCCCGGATGAGGACCCGCGGACCGGCTACTCGACGCTGTGGGCGACGGGCTTCTATGGTCAAGCGCGCTATCAGCCCAAGTATGTGGCCAAAATGAAGAACTACGCATAGCTCGAAGCTATGCCAGGCAGGACTGAATCCCTTCAGAGTTAGTAAGGGGAAAAAACCTACTGCTAAGCGAAAGGAATCGCAGCAATGGCTTCGGACAATGTTGTTAATCTGCCCCGCCGAGGGTTCACCTACCTCAGCGGGCCGAACCGGACGCCCGACTCGACGGCCACCACCTCGGTCGCCATCGAGGGCATCCGCAAGGTCTTCAAGGACCTGAACTATTCCAACACCTCGCCCTCCAACACGTCGGCCAAGAGCCCGCGGTCGGGCGGCGAAGTGACCTGCATCCTGGTCCGCAACAAGAGCGGCGTGGCCCTCTTGCCGGGCCGGCTGTGCGTCTGGAAGTCGGGCAAGGAAGGCCTGCAAGTGGACGGCTATACGACCACGACCTACGCCAAGCCGGCGGGTGTCGTGGACGAATGGCTGCCCTCGACGGGCGTGGCTGCCAATGACCTCTTCTGGCTGGTCGTCAAAGGACCCTGCCTGGTGAAGAAGTCACTGGACGGCAACACCCTGACCCAGGACGACTATGTGGTCGCCATCACGGCCGCCACCAGCCAGTCCACCACGGCGGGGCGGATCACCAGCCTGATCGCTACCTCTAATGCGACCGACGCCCTCAGCATGGCGCTCAACCGCATCGGCCTGGCGATGAGCACCTCGGCCACGACCGCCGCGGACATTCTGACGTACGTGGACCTCCTCGGAGGTTAAGAGCGGATAGATAGCTGGCCTGACAGGGGCTGGTCCATAGCGCACTCTCTGATCCCTGAGCAGAGAGCGTGGTAGGAGCTAATCCTACTGGGGACCACAGCCAGTGTCCTGTCCGCTGGCTGTGGTTTTTTATTTGAAAGGACAGGATATGACACCAATGAAAGTAAAGGTTGGAGTGGCCCTATTCTCGTACTCAGGTAACGGCGGCATCGCCTCCACGATCCCCGAGATCGCCCTCTGGCTGGCTAAGACCTACTACCAGATGAAGACCGATCCCCGCATCGAGTACGTGGGGATCGAGACCTACTGCGACACGCCGATCACCATGACCCGCAACAAGGCGGTCGAGGACGCCCAGAACGCCGGGATGGACCTGCTGCTGATGCTGGACTCGGACAACGAGCCCGATGGCTACCTCAAGCGATACCCTCAAGAGGTCAAGCCGTTCTGGCCCACGGCCTTTGGGTTCGCTTACGAGCGGCTGACGCATGGCGAGCCGACCGTGATCGCCGCCCCTTACTGCGGCCCGCCGCCGCACCCTGTGGGGCGGGATGGGATCATCGACCACGGCGAAGTGCCCTATCTATTTGAGTGGGGCAACCGCGAGAGCGACAACCCCCACTGCGACTTCAAGCTCAACCTGATGACCAGGAACGAGGCGGCGAAGTTGGCCGGCATCTACCCGGTCGCGGCCCTGCCCACGGGCGTCTGCTTGTTCACCCTCAATGCCTTCGAGGGCCTGCCGCACCCCTACTTCGCCTACGAATTCAACGAGCGGCAGAGCGAGAAGAAGAGCACCGAGGATGTCGTTACCACCCGAGACATCTCCTTGTTCTGGAAGATGACCAAGGGCCTGGACGTGTGCTACGCGGCCTGCGACTCCTGGGCCCTGCATCACAAGACCAAGAAGGTCGGACGGCCCCAGTTTGTGGCGGTGGAGGCCCTCTCCTCACGGTTTGTGGACGCCATCGCCAACCACCAGACCTACACCGACGAAAAGCGGCACGTCGAATACGACATTGAGAAACTCCCTCGCCGGGGCCGCACGCTACTGCCCCACGAGGACGCGATCTACCTCTCCGACGAGGACCTGCGGGCCGCTAAGGAGCTGGCAGTTCTGGAAGGCTACGATGCCGCATAAGCCCACCATCCCGACCGACGCCCCCGAGGACGGCAAGACCCGCAAGTGCTCACAGTGTGGGGAGTGGAAGCCGCTGACGCGGTTCTCCTGCCTCCCCCTGGATAAGCGCTGCGACACCTGCCTGCCGCCTTCGGACCCGGTGGCGATGCAGCTATGGGACAAGCGACTGGACCTGGCCCAGCGAAAGGTAGCCCAAATCTTCGACGCCTCCGAGAAGGCGGGAGAGCTAGAGCCCCTAGAGCGGCAGGTCAAAAGCATCTACGACGCCTGGGGCGGCCCCGACGCCTTCTCCCAGGATGTGGTGGAGTGGATCAAGCGGATGGCCGACCAGGGGGCCTACGCTAAGGCCGTCAATGCGGCGATCAACGTGATGAAGATTCACGGCCGGATCGACAAGATGAAGCAGGAGGATGACTGGAAGGCAATGGACGATGAGAACGTCAAGGCCGCCCTCAAGCTGAAGCTGGCCAATCTCGTGGCCGAGTCGATGCTGGAAGAGGAAGGCCAGGGCATTCTCAATATGCTGGTCAAGAACGATGACGCCCAGGAAGGCGACAATGGCGAAGTTCAATAAGAGCATCCTGGCTGACCTCCAGGTCGGCATGGAAGAACTAGGCCGCCGGGAGATGCACCCGCTGAAGGTGTACCGCCCGACCGCCCAGCAGCAAGCCTTCCATGAGAGCCGCTCCAGCCAGAACATCGTCCGGGGTGGTAAGCGGGCCGGCAAGACGATTGCCGTGGCGATGGAGTTCGCCAGCCGGGTCCTGGGCATCCCCATTACCCGCTCCGACGGCACCAAGATTCCCCTGCGGTATCCGAAGCCCACCAAGAAGAACCCCAAGCTGTACTGGGTGATCGGCTTCGATGTGAAGCACATCGGCCAGACCCTCTACCACCGCCTGTTCTCTCCAGGATTGGGCTGCGGGTTCCGGGTGATCAGCGACGGCAAAGGCCACTGGAAGGCCTGGAACCGCAACGAAGAGCCCGAGCGGGAAGAGGAGAGCGTACTCAGCCCGCCCCTGATCGACGACCACCTGATCGTTCCCGGCTCCTGGCACATGGAATCGGCCGCCGGCAATATCTTCAACTCCGTCCGTCTGACTAACGGAGCCACGATCTGCGCCTACGCCAGCACCGGCGACCACGCCAAACAGGGTGACGCCGTGGATGGTATCTGGATCGACGAAGACGTGGTAAACGCCGAGTTTGTCAAGGAATGGGACGACCGCCGGATCAGCACCCGCGGCTGGCTCTTGTGGTCGGTGTGGCCGCACGTCGCCAACTTTGCCCTGGTGGAGAAGATTCAAGAAGCCGACCGCCTCTCCGAGGAACCCGAAGAGCAGCAGTACATCCGCTCGTTCACCCTGATCGGCTCCCAGAACCCCTACTCCGATAAGCAGGGCATCCGGGAAGGCTTGGCCACGATGGGGGACGATGATGAGATTGCCCACCGCGACCGGGGCGACATCGAAGGGATGTTGGGCTCGATGCGGATGTACGACTTCGGCACCGCCATCCATATCGTGAAGCCCAAGGAGCTGGAGAAGACCGAGAACGTCCACCAGCTGTTATGCTCGCTGCTCCAGCGGTTCGGCCGCCTCCCCGACACCTGGACCCGCTACCTGGCGATCGACCCCTCCAATACCCGCACCGCCTGCCTAATGGGAGTGGTGCCGCCCGTGGAGTGGGAGGGCGTGACAATGGGTAACTGCCTGGTCATTGAGAATGAACTGGTCGTCCGCCGGCACAGCCCCCTGATGCTGGCCGACGCCCTGGTCACGGTCCTCGGCTACCGCCGCTACGAAGCCTTCATCATGGACCAGCAGATCGGCCGCCAGACGACGGTCGGCATGGACATCACCGTCTTCGAGGCCTATGGGCGGGAGTTCGCCAAGAAGGGCCTGGTCTCCCGGATGAGCAAGAGCGGCTTCATGCGGGGCTGCCCCGACAAGGGCCGCCGCCGCCGCACCGTCCGCCTCCTCCTGGAGCCGACTGAGAATGGCTGGCCCAGGTTATTTGTGGTGGACAACAAGACCGCCGCCCTCCAGAAGGAATTCAGTACCTACCAGAAGAAGCGGGTCCTGATCAACGGCAAACAGGAGATCGTGGACGAGCCGGTCAATGAGCGGAACCACGACGTGATGGCCGCCCTAGAGTATCTCTGCCAGTTCGTCTGGGAGCGGTTCGAGGAAGGCACGGCCTACGTCGATCCCACCCAGAGCGCCGGCAAAGGCTCGGGAGCCTACCACTCGGCAATGGCTATGCGGGCTACCCTGGAGGCCACCCAAGGCAAAGGCTATGTCCATTTTGGGCCTGGGGTGACGGCATGATTTCTCCATCGCTAGTGATTCTTATTCGTGAGAATATGCCGTCAGTTCAGGATACAACTGCACCGCCTCATAGGCCGGAAAGTGGTCATGGAGCAGCACCACCGCTCCCGCCTTGGGATACACAATTGCCGCACAGGTGTGCCGACCAGCCCGCAACACCAGGGCCGGCGGGTCCGCCTGAAGCTCCAACAAGCCAAACAGCAGACACGTCAGTAACTGAGCCAGTAGCAGCTGACGGATGGTGAATCGCATGATCGAAGACATCTGGATAGACGAGGACTGGGAACCGACGCCGCAGCAAGTTGCGGACGCCGTGGCCCGCCTCAAGCAGTGGTCTCAACTTAACTCAGGAAAGGATTCCGATGAACGAAGTAGCCTGGCAGAACCTGGAAGAGGACAAACAACGCCGCCTGCCGACGGCCCCGATCGGCTGGACGGTGCAGTGGTATCCGGGCGGGGATGTCCGCCAAGCGGTCCCGGCGATTGTGGTGGCGGTGGAGCTGCCGGGCCGGCTGAAACTGAAGACCTTCCCCGGCAATAGCTTCCCCAAGGACATCGCGGGCGTCTGGCACGTCAAGTCCAAGGTCCACGACAAGACCCACAACCAGACCACCGCCCACTGCGGCAGCTGGGATTATCCTCCCGGACAAGAGGTGCCTAAGCTACACTGGAAGGCGTACGATGAGGACCTGGAGCGGCGGGAAACCATGCTGATGGCCGCCGAGGACCAGGCCGCCCGCCAGACCGCCCAGTTCCAGGCCAAGCAGACCAAGAAGGCCCAGGAAGCCAAGAAACAGCTGCCAGAGATTCTGCCAGCCCAGACCTAGCCCTGATGCGGCACGGAGGCCGCCTTCATGCCCCCCGATCTGACCGACATTCCGGGCTACGAGTCGCTCCGTCCTTTGGTGGCGGGCTGGGATAAAAAGCTCCAGGCCAGTGCCCAGTCCGCCGCCCGCAAGAAGTGGAAGGAGGTGGCCGACGAAATCCTGATGTTCTATTCCCGCTCGGCTGCCGCCATGTGGGACCTGGACTACGGCAAGAAGTTCTGGCGGAACATCAAGGCCCCTAAGTTTCGGATCACGATCAACAAGGCCTATGAGTATGTAGCCGTGTTCGGGCCGAACCTGATCTGGGACGCGCCCTACCGCAGCGTCAAGCCCAAGCGACAGCTGCAAATCCCCCCGGAGCTATTCGCCGGCAATGAGCAGCTCTTCCAGCAGATTCAGCAGCAAGCCCAGCAGGAGCACGCCACCGACACCCTCCGCTGCCACCTCCTCCAGCAATGGCTCAATTACACTCCGCGTGAACTGCCCGGAGGAGGGCTGGAGCATCACAATGAACTGGCCGTCGTGGATGCCATGCTCGTGGGTCGAGGATTACTCTTCCCCCAGCTGTACAGCTTCCCTGGGTCCCAGCGGACCATCACCGGCTGTTTCCGTAAGCGTCCGACCGATCTCCTGATCGACCCCGACTTCAAGACCCTCCAGGAATGTAAGTGGGTCGCCCTCCGCCACACCCAGCCCCACTGGGAAGTCGAGCGGCGGTTTGGCCTGCCGGCTAACTCGCTCAAGAATCGGGCCAGCCTGGAGACCTCCTGGCACTACTCCGAGCTGCAAAGCCGGGAGAGTTCCACCGGGGATCGTAACAGCGGCAAGACCAGCGACCTGATCATCTGGTACGAAGTCTGGTCCAAGCTGGGCGTGGGCGCTCGGATGACCGGGATGCCCGACGATCTCAAGTACCACCTGGAAGAAGTCGTGGGGGATTATGCGTATCTGGCGATTTGCCCGGAATGCCCGTATCCACTCAACTGCCGGGCCGACAAGCTCCAGCAAGCCACTGATCAGGAAATTAAGGCCGAGTTCGCCTGGCCGATTCCCTACTGGAAGGACGACCGCTGGCCGTTCGCTCACCTGGACTTTTACCCAGACCCAGAGAGTGCGTGGCCGGTCCCCCCGCTGGCACCCGCCCTCGGAGAACTCAAGTTCATCAACTTCCTGGTGAGCTTCCTGAGCAACCGCATCTACAGCTCCAGCCGGGACTTCTGGGCCATCATCGGCTCCAACTTCGACGAGTACCGCAAGGTCCTCGAAGACGGCGAGGATCAGGTGGTGTTCCCGGTGCCGCCGGGCACCGAGGATGTCCGCAAGCAGATCATGGCCCTCCAGCAGCCCGAGACACGGGCCGATGCCTGGAAGATTCTGGAGATCGTCTCCCAGCTGTTTGACAAGCGGACCGGCCTGACCGAGTTCGCCTACGGCCAGAACGAACAGGGCACCCAGGACCGCACCGCCGAGACCACCAAGGCCAGGGCCCAGGCCGTCGGTGTCCGCCCGGAGTACATGCAGAAGCGGGTGGTGGCCTGGCAGGGGGACGCCGCCACGATGGAGGGCTACCTCACCCAGCGGTTCATCACCGCCCAGGACTCGCTGCCCCTCATGGGCCAGGCCGGGGCCATGCTCTGGCAGCAGTACATCGAGAACCAGGATGATGAGCAGCTGTTCCGCCAGATGGACTTCTCGATCGAGGCCAGCAGCATCCGCCGGCCCAACAAAGACAAGGACATGGCGGACTTCAACGAGATGATGGACCGCTTCGCCGCCCTCTACCAGGCCTACGGCGAGCTGACCGGCGACTTCACACCCGCCAATGGCATCCTGGAGAAGTTCGGGGAGCTGAAGGACATGGATATGTCCGGCCTGGAGTTCCCGGCCAAGGACCCCAACGATCCCCAGGTCCAGCTCCAGCAGCAGATGCAGCAGGCCGAGGCGGCCAAGACGATGGCAGAAGCCCACAAGGCCATGTCTGAGGCCCAGAACAACCCGGCCGAACTCAAGGCCCAGGAGCTGGCAATGGAGCAGCAGCAGGCCCAGCAAGAGCTGCAAATGGACCTCCAAAAGCTCCAGGCCGAGCTGCAAGCCAAGATGGCCGAGCTGCAACTCAAGATCGCCGAGAAGCAGGCCGACATCCAGATGAAGCGGGAAGAGCACCAGCAGGATATGCAGTTCAAGCAGCAGGAAGGCCAGGTCGATCTGGCGATCAAGAAAGAGCAGGGCGCTCAGCAGATCGCTATGGGCCAGCAGCAAATCCGCCAGTCGGAGCAGCAGCACCAGCAGGCGATGCAGCACCAGGAGCAGAGCACCGAGAGCAAGGTCAAGTCCACCGAAGAAACCACCAAGGCCAAGGTCGCCGCCACGAAGGCGATCGCCAAGGCCAAGCCCAAACCGACAGGCAAGAAATGACCCAGCTCGATCAGTGGTTCACCGACTACCCAGAATGGCGGCCGTACGCCGACCTGATTGTTGTCCCGCCCACCGGGGATGAGATCAGGAAAGAATTCCCCGACACCTCCGAGGAGGTCGTGCGGCGGGCCTTTGATACCTTCTGGAGCCTGGTCAGCCTGGGCACGGCTTACCTGAAGATGCGGCGGGAAGGGATCAGCGACCGCTTCGCCGCCATGCTGGCCCTCCAGGCCCCGCCCCGGCTCAAGAGCAATGTCACCTTCCTAGCGGGACGCAAGCCTTGGTACGAACTGGCCGACCCCCGCTACGTGGAGAAGGTGCGGAAGAAGCTGGCCGAGAAAGGGGTCTCCCTGACGCCCCAGATGGAATACTGCCCTGAGCTGGCCCGCTACACCGGCGACCCGGAAGCGGTATTACCGCACGGCCAGGAGCGGGATCATATCAAGAAAATCTGCGAACAGCGTGGGTGGGCCTGCGCAGGTGCGGTAGAATGCAAACACCGCGAGCCGGACCGCGATCCGTTCGAGACCGCCCCCAAAATGGCGGACGACCTGATCCAGAACAAAGCTCGCCTCCTGGCTCACAAAGACCCAGGGTTCCGTAAGAAATCCAGGAAGGAACAGCGCGAAGCCGTGTTGGCTAAGTTCGGCCCTTCCAGCTAGTCATTGCCTCAAGTGAAAGGATTCACCCCCAATGACCATCACGGCTACCTTCGCCAAGAACACCCTACTCCGCCTCCAGAAGGCCCTTACCAGCCAGGGGGCCACCAACGACCTCTTGAATGGGGTCGATAAGCTGCTCTACACCAGCACGGCCGCTTCCTCGGCGATCACCGGCAGCTCGACAGAAACAGCCTTTAGCACTGGCGGCTACACGATCCCGGCCAATACCCTGCGAGCGGGTTCAGTGATCAAGGTGCGGTTCCAAGGGATCGCCACCGCCACCAACTCGACCGATACGCTGACGATCAAGCTGTATATCGGCGGCCTTTCCGGAACCGCCATCCTGACCTCTTCGGCCACGGATGCTACCAACAACGACATCTTTGCTGGGGATGCGTACATCGTCATCCGCACGATCGGCTCCTCTGGCACGTTCGTGGCCAACGGAACCTTCACCAAGGTGGAGGCCGCCTCGGGCACAGCCACTCGCGTGGATGCGATCACGGCCAGCACGACCATTGACACCACGGCCAGCCAGGCAATCACTGTTTCGGCGACGTGGAGCACCACGAGTGGCAGCAATAGCTGTCGTCTGGATGTGTTCGTGGTCGAGGGCTATTAAACCGCCCCCTCCTGGCTAAGGAGGGCCAGCAATGTCGCTCACGGTTTACGAGCAACTCACCTTCGCTGACGCGGTGGATCACGTCCTGGATCAAGTGACCGGGGCAGACAGCTCCCCGCGTAACCGCCGGCAGGCCGTCCGGGCTGTCCTGGATGCCTACCATGAGCTGCCCGCCCGCCGCCGCTGGCGGTACTACTGGCGACCGGATACCATCCAGACCGTCGGCCGGCAGAACACCGGCAGCATAGCTTTTGATTTTACTGGCGGCACCTACGAGCGGATGGTCACGCTGACTGGGGCCACCTGGCCCACGGACGTAGATACCTATGCCATCAATATTGCGACGGCTCGCTACGGCATTGAGGCTTACAAGGACAGCACCACGATCACCCTCCGGGAGACCGACTGCCCCACCGCCGACATCGCCTCTGGGACCGCCTTTGCCATCGTCAAAGACACCTACCCCCTGCCCAGCACTCTCCGGTCCATCGACTACCTGTACGACGTTAACGCTCCGGGGCGGATGCTACCGCAAGTTCAGCCTGACGACATCATGCGTGAGCGGCGGCTGGTACGGACGAGTGCCGTGCCGTTGATGTACGCGGTGTACCGGGATGAGCGGTACGCCTCAGGGATGGCCCTCCACTTCGCTCCCAGCTGCACCAGTGTCCGCACCTACCAGTTCTACGCCCAGTATTGGCCCCTGGAATTGAAGGTCCTGAACTACAACAAGGGTACCGCCACCACGACGGCCGACAGCACGACAGTCTCTGGGAGCGGCACGGCCTGGACCTCGGATATGGTGGGAGCGGTAATGCGTTTCACGGGGGACTCCGACACCAGCCTGCCTACGCCCCTCATGGGCGAGATCGACAAGAACCGGCTCAACCCCTACACGATGCAGCGGGTAATCCGCTCGGTGGAATCCACCACCTCCCTGACCTTGGAACAGCCGGCTGATCAGTCCCTCACAGGCACAGGCTACACGATCAGCTCACGGGTGGATATTGAGCCAGGGGCCATGCGGAACGCCTTCCTGCGAGGCTGTGAAGCATTCTTCAGCCCCCAGGACCGCAAGGGGCGTCAGGAGCGACTGGCCGAGTACGAGCGGGCCTTGCAGCACGCCATGTACGCCGACCAGCGTTCGATCGAGAGCCCCGGCACGATGTTCATTCCGCACACCTTGGCGGATGTGGCGGCCACCATCAACAACACGGTGGGTGGACCATGAGTGACTTCGCCTCCCACAGCGGGCAGATCGGGCTGGCGCTCGTGGACCTCATCCGCGACGAGCAGCCTGACACGCTGGCCGAGGAACAGATCAAACTCCGTGAGGACTGGCTGGACGGCACGGGCAGCCCCTACGATGGGGTCTCGATCGTTTACCAGGGCGAGCAGTATTCGGAAGGCACGGTGGGCACGGCCGACATCGGCTACCTGTATGGGATCGTGATCGCCAAAAGAAGGACAGCGGATGCCGAGCTGTACGATGACAAGCTGATGCTCTGGTACGAGACGATCCGCCGCCGGCTCCAGGACCAGCGGAGCCTGGTGATCCTGTCCGACAGTACCGCCCCCCGTGAGCACGTCTGCATCGTGATGCCCGGCCGCACGCTCACCGACCGGAAGAAGTGGCCCGAGTTCCTGCTGCGGATGCTGGTCGTCTCGGTCTGGATCAGGGAGAATATCGTCTCCTACTAAACCGCGAGGTCATGGATGACCAGTCAAGCCCAAGGAAGTAAGGCCCGCCTCTACGCCAAGGATGGCTCTGGGGTCGCGGACTGGACCTCTGGCACCATCAAGAGCTACCCATTTTACAGGGAGTCGATGCGGAAGGTAGCCTCGGTCGTTCATCCGCAGGTAATCACCGGCAACCGCTCAGAGTATGGGGAGCGGGCTCGCTCTGGACCCAACCTCTATTACGGCCAGATCGTGTTCGGGGTCAGCCCATCAGAGATGGCGTTTTGGGCACCCTATTACATGGGAGGCACGCCCAGCGGGACGACCTACCCGCTCGGCACCACACTCAGTCCGTTCAGCCTATACATCGACAAGGTAACTACCCAGTACGCCTTCTACGACTGTTATGTGGACAAGGCCTTAGTGGTCGGCAAGCAGAACGGCCCCGGCGGGCCACCCAACTACCTAACCCTGGCTCTGACGATCTACGCCCTGAGCTACACCAACAGCCCAGCCACCAGCCCCACGGCGACCATTCCCTCGATCTCCGGGGACTATGTGCCGTTCGTGTTCGAGGACACGTCCAGCAACATTCAGATTCAGAGCAGCAACCGCGAAACCAAGCAGTTCGCCATCCTGCACAACAACTTCCTCAAGCAGCGGTATGTGAACTCCCTGGAACCGAGCATCAGCTATCCCCTGCATCGGCAAGTGAAGCTCCAGACCAGACACCCATTCGACGCCGGCACCAGTGCCCTGGATGATGTGGCCCTGTCGTCGTCCACGACCGGCTACGTGAAGGCAGTCAATGGCACTGTCTCGGTGAAGTGGAACTTCATCGGCACCCTCCAGCTGGAGAGCCAGAGCCCGGTCGTCCCCGGCAAGGTGGAGATCGACCTGATTCAGCAATTCTCAGCCAGGGCTAGTGGCTCCAATCTGGAATACCAGCTAGAGATCGACAACACCGTCTAATGGACGAACAAGACGACATTCTGCCGCAGGGAGGAGAACCAGACCCCAACCAGGACCGAGAGGGGAAGCTACCCTTCCAGCCCGACAGCCCGGATATGGACCTGGAGGAGCGGCCGGATACCGACGATCCCGTCCAGGATGTGCTGGATGTCGAGAGCACGCTGGAGGCAGGAGCCGACGAGACCAGCGACGATGGCGAGGCCCTTTTGGGCCGGGACCTGCCGGGCAATGAACCCGAGCCCTTCGACTCCACAGTTCTTCCTGAGATTCCCGATCCCTCGATCACCGACAAGGCCCCGGTAGGCTTTGAGGATGAGTTCGGAGGGATCGACTTTGCCAAGGACGTGGGCGACGAAGAGACGCCCGGCCGAGTGCCCGAGCTGGAGGCTGTCGATGAAGCCGGCAAGGCCCTGGACGACTTCGGGGCGGCGGCGGAGGCCTTCCACGCCCAGAACCCAGAGCCGAACGTCCCCGGCG